ATATGAGGAGTTGGTACAGGAGACGAATGAGACTGAGAAGTTGGAACCCATCAAGCGAAAGTACGATGGATACAACTTGGCTGCTCGTAAGGCCCAATTTGGTAAGATATGGGCTGACGCGAAGATAGGTCATACATATTCTTTTGACTTATCGGCTGCCACGGATAGGTTACCAATAAACTATCAAGCTGTCATCGTCCAACAGTTACATCCTAAGCTGGGAGTAACCTGGAAGGAGCTCTTGATTGGTAGAGATTATTATACGTCTCTAGCCATGAGAGAGCTACAACCGGACTTACCGGAAACGGTAAGGTATGCCGTCGGGCAACCGATGGGGGCTTTAAGCTCATGGGCGATGCTCGCTGTGACTCATCACGCCATTGTACAATGGGCTGCACATCGTGCAGGACATGTAGGATGGTTTGACTATTATGCGATACTGGGTGACGATGTCGTGATAGGAAACGATAAGGTCGCCGAGCAGTACTTACAATTGATGAAAGCACTGGGGGTAGAAATATCCCTGGCGAAGACCTTACGGGGAACCGACAGGTCAATGGAATTTGCTAAGCGTTTCTTCCTTCGGGGAGAAGACGTGTCTCCTCTAAGTACTCTCGAGTATTTGGCGGGGCGAGGGAACGTAAGTGCCCTCGTCACCTTTGTCGCGAAAGCACGAAGGTTGTGTGAAGTCCGGCTTGCTGATGTTGTGAAGGCTGTTGGGTATGGCTACCGAGTTTGTGGATCCCTTGACGGGGCTCTCGACAAGCTTGGGTCGCGCGCCCGGGGTCTAGTGCTTCAGTTCATGAGACCTGGTCAGCCCGGAGGGGCTGCCACGCTTCTGGACTGGTTGCTTCTAAACACTGTAACAACAGTTAAGGAAGTGACCGAGGAAACAAAAGGTCGGATGGTGGAATCGTTGGAAGCAACGATTTTCAAGTCCTTCGAGGACCAAGTTGAGGGGATGCGGAAGAAACTACTTTCGCCTGCCCGCTTTAACGTGCGTGGTAAGGTAGAGGAGGATCCGAACCGTGTAAATAGCGGTTCTTTACTTGGATCCCCAAGCACCCTCAAGCATCATTCGTTAGAGCGATGTAGGGAGTTACTTGATAATCATGTAACTTTACCTATATTGACAGATGTCCTGAATGCGCTGGACAACGTCTGTGAAGACGTACGATCGCAGATAGCGTACTATAAGACCCGAGTAAAGGTTATCCCGAAAACTCCTTCGGAGAAACTGGATATGGTCTGCGAAATAATGGACAAATTAGAGGAGCGGATAGCTTCTGTTCCTGCTATACACTCTCTTTGGACTAAACCCCAAGAGAAGGTAACTACTCAGAGCCGTAGTCTTCGGCTTTGGGCTAGGATTCGAGCTGTTATTCGACGATCAGTATCCCCGGAGAAGTAAGGACCTTTTACATTGGGAATTAAATATACCCTTTGCAGTCCTATTCTAGGGACGTAGGCCAAGGATTCGCACCCTTGACACTACACACTTTATCATTCACACTCTGCACGGAACTCATATTCCCGATGAGGGAATCACTGAGGTAACGCGACAGAAGTGTAAAATCATAGGCGTAACTGAGCGCGATGGAGCCCGAAAACCCTTAATTGGGGGGGCGGAGTACTCCCTAGGCTGGA